TGTGTCTAGTTTTGGCATTTTGACACGGGTTCCACCCCCACACTTCGCCACGTGTGATGTCGCGCGCGCCACGTGACAAAATGCCAAAATGCCAAAAATAACCATTTCAATCACTTGCGCTCTTTTCACTGGTGACGAAATTGATTGTGTCACTTGCCACAAATCGAATGGTGGGACGGCCTGCACCTTCAGACTTGCTTGCTACCTCGAACACGATGCCGCCTGCAACAAGAGTGCTCAGGATCTCGGCGCGGTCCCGCGCCGGCAGCTTGAACCCCTTGCGGATCATGTCGCGCTCGGTGATGGGGCCGTGCTTGCGGATGATCTCGCGCGCCCGGTTCAGCCGAGCCTCGTATTCGCTGTCGGCCACATGGCGGTCGGCGTCCTGCAACAGCGTGTCGATGCAATGCTTGGACAGCGCCCGGCCCCAAGCCACGTCGCTCTCGCTGATGGTGGGCCAGGCCGGATCGCGGGAAACGGCGCGGACCAGCGCGAGCTTGGCGGCATTCTCCGCCCACCGCGCCGCAATGGCGGTGACGTAGGTTCCCTCGGCCGCGCGCTGCATGGCGATCTGATCGCGCCGCAGGGTTTTGAGCGCGCGTTCCGCCTCGGGGCTGGCGTCCACCAGATACGGCTCCGGCTTGGCCGAACTCACCATGACAAGGTTTGCCGTGGACGACGCCTCCGCGCCGTTGGCGATGGCCTTGAACGCAGCGATCAATTGCTCAGAAGGAGGACTGCCCTGCGGGTCGGTCTCGTCCGGGTAGCTGTTGGCCGACACGAAGATCATCACGCGGGCCAGAAGTCCGTCGTGCATCGACGCGCCGGCGATGGCCTGCCAGAACTGCCCCGGCGTCGTGGTGCCATACAGGCACGCGTGCGGCTCCTGAATGTCCTCCTTGGGCCTGCCGCGATTGGTCTGGTCGGCGTATTCGGTGCCTGAGATGTAGCTGTCCGCGCTGCTGTAGAGCGTCTTCAGCCGCTCCGCGATCTGCTTGCGGTGTGCGCTGGCCTGCTTGCCTAGAACGCCCTGCAGCCAGTCGCCGAACTCGTCGATCTGAAACAGGATAGCGGGATGGCGGTGCAGAGCCGTCAACATCGCCGCCCCCGAGGCGATGTCCTCGCCGCCCATGTAGCGGGTCAGCCCGGCATGCGACATGACCTGCTTGATCTGCTTGCGCGCGTGATCCTTCCCACCGCCGCTGTCCGCGATGCCCACGGCATAGATGTTGGTCCGCAGGTTGGTCTTGGTCCGATAGCGCCGCCCGGCCAGCACGCCGATGGCGCAGATGCCCGCAGCCAAAGCAAGGAACGGCTGCGGGCTGATCGCCGTGGCGTTGCAGTGCTCGACGAACATGCCGAGAGCGCCATCCACGTCCATCAGGTCCGATGAAATGGCGAGCGGGGCGATCGGAGCCGTGGCGCGCGCCATCAGCTTGAGCGCAAGCGGGCTGGCCTCCGGCGGCAAAGGCCGTTCCGGCGCTGGCCTCGGCTTGCCCATGCCAGCGTCGAACGCGGCGCGAAGCGTCTTCTGCGCGGCCGGAAAGCTCTTGCACGCCGAACGAATCGCATTGAGCGCGGACGACAACGCGGCAAAGGCCGGACGTTCCTGCAGCTCGCCGTTGCTCACCAGGCCGCCGATCGAATACGCGGCCTTGTTGACTGTGGCGTGCTTCTCGCCATCCCGCGCGCTGCGGATCGCGTCGCACTCTCGCTCCAAGGCCGTCAGGCCGTAAGCGGAACCACCATCAAGGATCCGGCTCTGTTTTGGCGCTGGCGGCAATGGCGCAGGCGCGGGCTGCCATAGCGACGGGATCAGCCAATCCGGGCAATCCGCGATCGGCGCATCATCGGCGACCTGATACCCTGGCGACGGCGGGACAATGACGTAACCGCCATCGCCGCGGACATCAATGCCGGGCGCGACCTTGGATTGCGAGTTTTTCACCCGCTCCCCAAAATGGCGGAGGTAGATGTGAAGACCGCCCGATGCCGTCTTGATGGTGTAGGTCTGCGGCATGCGATGCGAGTTGGCGTTGAGCCAGTCCATGCCCTGCCGGCTGTCTTTGACATCGACATCGACGACGATCAGTTGCGTGGTCGCGCCGCATGGAACGCCGATCATGACCGCAGCGGTGCCTGAGAACATCCGACGGATCGCGACCGGATCTGTCGTCGCATCCTTGAAACCATGGCTGGTCAAAGGCTGTTTCAGGGCATCGCAGGGAAACACCGGCCAACCCGTGCGCTCGGCAAGCGCCACGGCGGCTTCGCCCATAGCGTTGGGCGGCACGCTGCCGCGCTTGGCGATGTAATCCTGAAAACTCGACACGGGCATCAGTAGGGAATGTCTGCGGGTTGAATTTTCTTCACGGCCTGCGTCACATCGGTCTGATGCCTGATCAGCGCATCGACATATCCGCCGCAGGTGACAAACACGAACTGTCGCCATTGCTCCTGAGTCCATGCGGCCATGTCGGTCACGCCAATGCTTTCGATGAACTCGCCCGCCTGCTCAGCCGCGTAGTCCATAGCCGCCAACTCCGCCGGATTCGGGTCAACCATGGCGCGGCGATCCTTCCAGATTTCTAGACACACCCGAGAGCATGTCGGAATCAGGCACGCGATTCTTAGCATTCTTTCGCGCCGAAACCAGTCCCAATATCGCGCCGGACGACCGCATGTTCTGCATTTCACTCAAACCTCACGCCGACGATTTCTGTGTATTGGCCTTGCGGCTTGACCGATATGGCGACCGGCTTTGCAATCTCATGCGCCCGGCGCAACGCCTCATCGACGGTCGCCGGGACATCGGTGCGCGCGCGACGCGTCCACCATTGCGCCGCCTTCTGCCTAGGAAAACCACCGTGTTCTAGGCACACCCACTCGCGATGCGAAACCAAACCGCAGTTATAGGTCGCCATAAGGGATGGCGGTTTGCCGGGCTTGGAATGCAGCGTGTAGGACACGCCGAACACGTCGCGCCATTCCGAGACGATCTGCGTTGTCAGGATCGGGGCGCTTGATGGCACATGGTCGATTTGCTGCGCGCCAATCGGAGGCGGAAACTCGTGTCCGCACTCGCAGGTCCGCTTTCCGGCTGGCACGATCGTCTTGCATTTCGGGCACGTCTTGGCCGGGAACGTGCCGTCGCCGTCCGCTTTGCCCTTGCGCTTCACCCGGCTCTGCGCGTCGTCCACCGTGCCATGGCGCATCGTGTTGCCGGCGAAATCCAGCACGAGGCAATCGTCTTTGCCCGGCGCGGTGCGCGTGCCGCGGCCGACCATCTGCACATAAAGACCGATGCTCTTGGTCGGCCGCAGCATGGCGATCAGATCGACACCAGGCGCATCAAACCCCGTAGTCAGAACGCCCATGTTCGTCACGCATCTGAGCCGCCCGGCCTTGAAGTCCCGTAGAATGCGGTCGCGCTCAGGCGCCGGGGTGTCGCCTGTCACCGCAGCCGTCGTGATGCCCCATTTCAGAAAAGCATCGCGAACGTGCCCGGCATGTTTCACGCCGGAACAGAACACCAGCCACGAACCACGCGCCTCCCCCGCGCGCACGATCTCATCGACGGCGGCGTTTGTGACGTGATCCAGATCGACCGCCGCTTCCAGTTCGGATGCGATGAACTCGCCCCCGCGCGTGCCGACGCCGGACGTGTCGAGCTGCGTCGTGGTGGCCTTGGCCACAACCGGCGTGAGATAGCCTTCCTCGATCATCTGCAGCATCGGCAAATCAAACGCGATGTCGCTGAACAGCGCGTCGTCGCCATCGGTCAGCATGCCCTGGTCGGCGCGATACGGCGTCGCGGTCAAGCCAATGATCTTGATGTCCGGGTTGATCTCTTTCAGTTGACCGAGCAGCTTGCGATACATGCCTCGGTCGGACTTGCCCAACAGATGGGCCTCGTCGATCAGCACCAGATCAACTCGCTGCAACTGATACGCGCGGCCATGGATCGACTGAATCCCGGCGAACAGGATTTGCGCGTTGATGTCGCGTCGGTTGAGCCCAGCGCTGTAAACCCCGGCCGGCGCATCTTCCCAGGCGCGCATCAGCGCGCCGAAATTCTGCGATATCAGTTCGCGCTGATGCGTCAGCACCAGAACACGCGTGTCGGGCCATTGCGTCAGGGCCTCTTGAAGAAACGCCCCGATGACGACGCTTTTCCCGGTTCCGGTCGGCATGCAAACGAGCGGATTGCCGTCGTGCTTCTCAAAATAGGCATAGATCGCGTCGATGGCCTGACGCTGGTAATAGCGAAGTTCAAGCGCCATGGCACGTCTCGGTGTGGTCGCACCACTTGCACTGATACCAATTCCGATCCTCGCTGATTTTCGCGAGCGGCGCGCGGGCGTTCAGGATGCGCTCCGCTTTGTCGATCAGCGCGACGGCAGCGATCGGGTCGCGCTCGGTGCGGCAACTGACGACGGTGCGCGTGCCAGGCGTGGCGACCGTCAGGTAATGGCGGTCCATGCCGCTGTAGTGCATGTAGAGCACGGCCTGCGCGTAATAGGTCTGGTCCCATTCCTTGAGCGCAGCTTTTTCGCCGTGCTTCGCCTTGAGCTTGACGATCTCAGCCTGTTTCTTGTCGCTGACGCACTTGTGCTCGAACACGTGCCAAGTCTTGGGCGCTTGTAATAAACCCAAAACCGCGCCGTCCATGTGGCCTCGAAAACGACCACCTAAATCCTCAAATCCCCACTGCTCACCTGTATGAGGGTTGATGTCGTGGAGAGTGATGCCAGGGACGGCCTTCAAACGGCGTATCATAATCGCTTCAGAAGCATGGCCGTCCTCAAACCGTTTCAGCGTCTCAGCCGAATGCGGTCGAGCTTGCCCCGAAGCATTCAAATCATACCAAAGCTTCCTAGAACATGGATGGCCAATAGCTGACATGCCAAGATATTTGCGACGAGGAGCAGATTGCGCAGCCGCCTCCATGGCGCGGTCAGCCGCCTCCAAGGTCGGGTCCGGTAGTGACATCGGCGGCAGAGCAACCATACG